ACCGCCGGGCAGCTCGACCAGCTCGGGGCCCTGCTCGCCGACCATGGTCAGGTTGTTGCGCACGCCTCCGGTGGCCGCCTTGCCGACCCGGGAGCCGATGACACCGCCGTGCGCGCGCCGGGCTGCGTTGGCCGCCTCGGCGCCGATGCCGTACTGCACGGTGCGCACGTACGTGGTGGCCGTCTTGCCGTTCAGGGCGTTCAGCTTCGCCCGGGCGGAACGGATCTTCGCCTCCAGGTCGGAGATGTCCGCCTGCAGCTTCGAGCGGGCCTTCTGGTCGCTGGTCCGCTTCAGGTCCGAGCGGGCCTTTTCGAGCTGGTGCTGGAAGGAGGAGATGTCCGCCTCCAGCTTCCGCTTGCGGTTGGCCCGGTCCAGGTTGACACCCAGGTTCGAGGCCGCCGTGGCGATGCCCTGCAGCTTGCTGACCGCGTCGTCCCGGAATCCGGACAGCGCCGTCTTCGCGTTGTCGATCTTCGACCCGACGCCGGGCAGCCAGCCGAACGCCGCGTCGGCCCCGTCCAAGATCCCCTGGAAGGCGCCCAGCACGACATCGAGCAGCCCGATCATGATCTGGATCAGGCCGCCCACAGCGGTGCCGGCGACCCGCAGCTCGGCCACCCACAGCTCGGCGAAGAACGTCACCGCCCGGACCAGCAGCTCCAGGGTCTCGAAGACGATCTCAAGGGCCATGGCGATCTCGGTCGGGTGGTCCCTGACCAGGTCGGCCATGTCCCCGAAGGCGTCGCCGAGTTCGCCCATGAACTCGCGCCACTCCTCACCGAAGACGGGCGCGAAGACGTTCCAGGCTTCCATGATCCGGTCGAACGCGTTCTTGCCGAAGTCCTTGAAGCCGTTGGCCAGCCCGTCGATGAACGCGTTCGTCGCCGGAACCGTGTTCTCCAGGGCCTCCTTCAGGCGCGGGCCCGCCTGCTCGGCCATGTTCTCCAGGATGTCCAGCGCCCGGGTCAGGACCGGGATCATCGGCTCGCCGACGGAGCGGAACTGCTCCTTCAGCGTCTCCAGGACCGACGACCACTTCGCCTTCACCTCCTCGGACTGAGCCGCCGCGATGCCGCCGACACCGACGAACGCGGCACCCAGAGCCGTGATGATCAGGCCGGCCAGCGAGGCGCCGATGACGGCCAGCAGCGAGGTGAGGATCGTCCCCAGGAAGGCCGCGCCGACCGGGCCGCCCTTCTTGAAGCCGTTGATGATGCCCTGGCCGATGCCGTCTTCGAGCAGCCCGGAGAAGAACCCGCTGATCGAGCGGCCCGGGCCGCGCACCGCGTTGTTGATCGAGGTACGGATGCGGTTGCGCTCCGCCCGCGACGGCTCGTTCAGCCGGACGTTGACGAAGACGGTGTCCGGCAGCCGGCGCACGGCCCGCTGCACCCGGCGGATACCGGCCCGGGTCGCGTCGTCGTTCAGGTTGACGTAGATCCGGTGGCTGTTGGGGAGCTGGCGCTGCATCCGGCGCACAGAGTTCCGCACCGAACGCAACCCGCTGCGGGTCAGGTCGTTCGCGTTGATGTTGACGCCGACGCGGTTGGCCACCTACGCCACCTCCTCCACTTCCTCGTTCTCGGCCTCCGGCTTCTTGCCTCGGCCACGGATCGCCATCAGGCGGATCAGCTCCGGGTCCTCCTCCATCAGGGAGGAGTAGGTGTAGCCCGGGTAGCGCTGGAGGATGCCGAGGACCATCTCCGCGTCGTCCAGCGCCGCCGGCTTGGTTACAGTGCTTCCATCGTCAGTGGTTGCCCCGGGAAGTTCGCGCCAGAGGTCGAGTCTTTTCCCAGGTCGTCACTGGGGCCGGTCATCTCGGCCAGCCACGCCTCCGTGATCGCGACGACCTCGGTGAACTCCAGGTCGTCGATCTCCTCGGCGGACGGCTCGATGGGCGTACCGTCCTCGGCCACCAGGTCCCACGACACGATGGACGCCGTCAGCTCGTCGGTGAGCGCGCCCATCATCTCGACGGCCGGCACGCTGTCGTCGTCGAGCAGGCGCACGAGCTGACGCACCTTGCCGAACTTGACCACGCGCATCTTCAGGTTGAGGTCGTCGCCCTCGGCGAAGCGGGCGGTCACGTTGATCACTCGGGGGGTCTTGCGACGGGCCATTATTCGAGCCTCCTCAGGTAGCGGTTGCGCATGAGCCTGTTGCCCATCCCCACAATCCGCGCGTCCAGGGCCTGGGCTGCCTTGCGGAACGCGTGGTAGCCCTTGAAACGGGTGGTGTTGTTGCGCGAGCCGACGCCCTCCAGCCACGGTCCGTAGACCGGGCCCGCGAGACCGCCGTCCCAGACCTCCAGACCACCTGCTGTGTTATGCACCCGCACGTTCGACTCGTAGTAGCCGGTCGGCTGCTTGAAGTGGCTGTGGAACGTCCCCTTGATGTGGTCCAGGGTCCAGTCCGCCGCCTCCTCTTCCAGCTCGTCCTCGAAGTCGCTGAAGGCGCGCGCGGCCCGGCCGTCGAAGATCGGCCCGGAAGCGTCCGCCGTACGGACGTTGATCGACAGCAGGTAGTCCGGCATGATCAACTCCAGGTAGGCACGGCTCCATCGGCGAGCACGCCGGGGGCCGACCACGTGAGCGATCCGTCGTCGCCGCGAGTCAGGGCGTAGTCGGTGAACAGGCACTCGTTGTTGAGCGTCTGACCCGACACACCGATGGCCACGGTGCGGACGACGTTGGTCGAGCCGACGTCCTTGAACGTCGCGTGGCTCTTGTCGGCGTCGTCGTTGAAGACCCCGTTCAGCGTGATCGAGAAGTCGGCCAGCAGGAGCAGGCGCTCCATCGCGGACTTGTCGATACCGGTGGTCTCCTGGACGGCGCGCGGCGTCGCGAACTCGAAGTTCGTCACGTCGTTGCGGATGTCGTTTGCGCTGGTGTCAGACCCGTCCACCGACAGGGTCGTCCACGCAAGCCCGGTTTCCTTCGCCACCTCAGCCCCTTTCTATACGGGTGGCCAGCCGGTCCTGGTTCTCGGCGAACTCCTCGACCCAGAACTCCGGCTTCTTGTGGACCCGCGTCACGGTTCGGAGCGGGTTGCCCCGGTAGTCGCCCCCCTTGACGAGGAACTTCTCCGGGAGACTGTTGCGCACCCGGTGCTCGGCGAAGCAGGGCTGGCCGGAGGCGAACTCCAGCGTCACCACCCCGTCCCGGGCGTCGATCTTCTTGTACGCCCGGCCGGCGTGCGTCTTGATGTACCACGCCTGCTTCTGGCCCAGCTCGGTGTTCAGGTCGAGCGTCATCCGCCACCCACGGGCGTACGCCTGGCACTCGACCTCTTCGCAGGTCGCCTTCCGGGTGTGCGTCGACTTGGGCGCCGAGATCGCGAACGTCTGGAACGCCTGCGGAGGCAGCTTCGGGGTGATCCGGCTGAGTGGACGTCCGGGCATTACGACACCGCCCTCAGGGCCAGGTTCCGGTTGAAGGCCACCGCGAACACCAGGTCGGTGAACGTCCCCGAGGTGACCACCCGCACGTACTTCTCGACGGCCAGGGTCTCCGAGGCGGAGGCGATGCGCTGCGCGGTCCGGCCGGTGACCGCCGTGAACGCGCCGCCCGTCAGGTCCGCGTAGGCGTCGGTCGCCGCGTCGTCCTGCGAGTGCTGGATCTTGATGTTGGCGGTGCCCGACCCCAGGGAGAACACCTGGAGGTACGCCTGGAAGCCGAACGACACGGACGCCGCGCCGTCCAGCTCGACCCCGGTGCCGTTGGCGGCCGAGGCGTCGGTCTCCTTGCCGGCGGTGAGCTGCACGCCCCAGTCCGCGCCGTACGCCGACCCCTGCACCGTGGTCGAGAACAGCAGCGAGCCGTCGTCGGCGCGGTTGCCGTCGTAGTTGAGCTGCTTGGCGACCGTGCAGAACGCCTGCTTGCCCAGCCCCGAGCCCCGCAGGTACATCAGGCTGACGTCCGTGCGCGGCAGGCCCTTCAGCGCCTCCAGGATCTGGTCGTCGGCGTCGTTGAAGTACGACGTCAGCTCCCCCTGGGCGTCCGTGTGTCCGTAGGCCCGCTCGAACGCCGACTTGGTGATGCCGGTCATCTCCAGCGTGCCCCTGGGCGTCGACAGCGAGCCGATGCCCTGGATATCGCCGCCGACGTCGTACCCGCCGATGTAGAGCTGGTCGCCCAGGCCGGTCTGCTTGCTCACGATCCCTTCCTCCTTACTGGGCCTGGGCCCACGCGTCCTCTTGGATGATCGGCACCGTCAGCGTGAAGACCCGCATCACGACGTTGTCGATGTTGATGTAGCCCGACTGGCCGAACAGCGGGTGGCCCTGGGTCATCCCCAGCAGGTCGATGTACCGGTCGTCGCTGCCCAGCCCGAAGTCGCCCGAGTACGCCGCGAACATGACGTCGGCCGCGTCCATCACCTTCGGGTCGATGGCGTCCTGCGGGTTCTGCAGCATGTTGGTGTAGATCCGGACGTTCATCACGATCCGGGCGTCCGTCGAGTTCAGCCCCGACCGGCCGCGAGCCGGCTCGATCCGGTCCACCCAGATCGCGCAGGTCAGGCCGCGTCCCGGCTTCGTCTTCGGCTCGTGCTGGTTGACCCGGTCGAACAGCCCCGTCGTCATGGCGTGGCTGGCGAGGCGGTCCACGATGTCCTGGGCCTTGATCCCGTTCGCCATGTCAGACCGCCCGCTTCCGGAACTTCCGCTTGTAGCGGCGTGCGCACTGCTTGCGGACGTCGGTCAGGCCGCGCCCCGAGATGACGTCGGTGCCCGAGGAGTCGCGCTCGGCCTCGTCGGAGTAGACGCGCTGTCCGTACGCCGACCACTCCTGCTCCAGGGTGGAGATCGCGGTCGCCTTCACGAGCTGGTACACGAGGTCCGGCACGTGCCAGGTGGTGAGCGTGGCGCCCAGCGAGTGCGAGGCCGGCGTGGTGCCGAGCGCGCCCCGCTGCACCCGCAGGCTCCGCAGCGCGTACACGGTGTCGCCGGTCGTGTGGGAGGCCAGCACGCTG